TTCTAATTGGACACCGGTGATGTAGAAAGTAGCACTTAAAGTATTAGCCCAAGTAGATGCGCCAGTAGAACCAGTTGCACCATCATAATTTCCATTTTGCCATGAACCAGATGTTGCTAATCTTCCAGAAGGAGAACCTAAATTAAATCGTAAATATAATCCTATGCCATTTGTTTTTAACCAAGTTCCATCAGTACATCCAGGAATTGTTATAGTTTTATATTCAAATGTATTAACAGAATTAATAGTATATTGTGCTGGATATGCCCTATCAGCATTATCATTAGTTATTGAAATTGAATAAATACCTGTAACACTTGAGCGAACCCAAAACGAAATTGTTACCGGTTTAGCAGTTGATAAACCCCAATCCAAATCGGCAATATTATAACCTTCAATTTTGTGACCAAAAAAACAATATGTTGGGCTTGCAGATGCAGTTGTGTTTGTCATTAACAAACTGTTATAAAATCCAGATGGAACAGTTGTTGATTGTTGAGTTGAATATGTTGCTCCAGAATGATAATGATTCCATCTATCAACAACATGTGCGCCACCAGTTGCATTATTTGCGGCGCCAGCAAATCTTTGGTCAATCCTCATATCACCATTGATGATACGATTCCGCATACCGCCAAAGGTAGCATCTTGACCACCAATCTGCATACCAGCAGCAAAGTTCATCTTTGACGCTACATTAAGTGTAGAAGCATAACTACTGTCTGATTGTATTGTATCTACGGTAAGAATACCTGCCATTTTTTTATCCTAAACTTGGTTTTGAAGCTTCAATTTGTGCTTCATATGCGGCAACTACCGCAGGTGTATGTGTTGCTTGACAAATTGCTTTTACATTGTCTGGTTGGTCGGAATAATCTTGACCTGGTGCAATTGTCCATCTATGATAAGACTTTGATATTTCATTACCATCTTCAATAATCTTCGTTGCTTGGCGAACTTGAACTACACCACCCTCAACGATTTCTATTTTATCAATTATTGTTTCTTTTGTTAAACTCATTTTATATCTCTTTAAGAAGTAATGTAAGTGTATGTGCCGGTATATCTTGTTGTACCGTTAGATAATGTATTACTGTTATCGTAACGATGCATATACACTAAAGTTCCAGAACCAAAACTAAATGCATAAAATAAACCGTTTGCTGCATTTTCTCTAACAACACCAGATGAACAATGTGAATTTAATTGTGAAAATGGTAAATTGTTAATTTGTAAGTTTGCTGCTGAACTAGCACTACCCAATTCAATATTAATAGAACAGGTTACAACTCTACCAATTTTTGTATAAGTTCCAGCAGCTGCGGTTACTGTTGCAGAACCTGAACCAAAACTAATTGATGGGGTCCAAGTACCTTCTTCATAATCATCTAATGTATTTGCATCAGCACTAGGATTTTGTGTGGCAGGAAAAGCATATTGCCCAACCGCAGGAATGATTGTTGTTCCACCCAATGATAATGAACCACCAGTCATTTGAAGACCAGTGGAATTCATGTAGGCTACATTGGCGCCAGCAACTTGAAATGATAAGTTACTGTCTGATTGTACTTGGTCACATTTTAAAATTCCGGCCATATTTACTCTTTAGGATGTGCGTCTTTTACTGCCTTGATTGCAGTATAGAAGTCTGATGTTTTATTTAGTGTGCCATTATCAATAGCATGCCACAACATATCAAGTTGGTCACCGATGGATGGGTATTGTCTTTGTGATTTGTATTCATTGGCATCTATGTAAGCCTGAACTGTGGCTTCATTGTATGTAACTACTTTATTATCTTTATCATAGGCAACACCATCACGAATATTAACAACTGTAGGATAATTTGCGTAAATTGCTGAAGTTTTTTTAATTATATCACTCATCAAGCAATCTCCATAATTGTTAAAGTATTAGTTAGTGGAGTATCTCCGCCCCAATAAGCGGTTCCACTTGTAGCTCTCATATAAACCGCATAAGTTATTGCCGAAGCTGTTGCTGGAGTATCATATGCAACACCAGCTTGAGTTGTCCAAACACCAGTAAGTTGATTTTGTATTTGATTGTTTAGTATATTACTACCATTTCTATGAAGAGCGTATAATGATTGAGCAGTAGCGTATACGCCTCCAGTAAAAAATATTAAAAACTTACTAGCAGATGATGTTGGTGTAATAGATGCAGACAAAGTAGTTGCTACATACGAAGTGGATGTTGTAGATGTATAACCACCATTTGTATATACTGAAACTACTTGCAATATAGAACCACTTGTCATTGAACTTCTTGGAATAGTATTTGCTGCGGTTGCAAATGCAGCACTTGTAATACTTCCAGAAATTACCGATGCACCACTAATTTTACCATTAGCGGCAATTAATTGTGTTCCTGTATTACTAAAGAATCCAGAAGCGTTGATAGTTGCAAATGTAGTATTGCCTACATTCAAACTTAATTGATTGGCATCCGTACGGATGTAGTCAGCAATGATTGTACCGGCCAATTTACACCCCAACTTTCTTTTTAAAGAAACCCATTATCAATCCTTGTTCTTTTTTCATATTTACATTTTCCGGTCTAATTCTGTAATTTCTATTGCCATCATTCATCCAAATTAAACCTAAATTCTTTTCTGACTTTATTCTTTTTTCTTCATCTGACAAAACACGACCAGTAGAATTTTTATTACCTCTACTGCGAATCGACATTTTTTGTTTATGTTCTTCTGTGTGAAAAAATGTTCCTGTTTTTCCTTTATTCCAAGGAGTTCTACCTTTAAGTTTATCTAAAGACTCTTTTGTGAATATTTGTTTTGCTCTTTTTTCTTTAATTTTTCTTATAGCTTCTTCTGTGTGTTTATAACCAGAAGCATTTTTGTTGCCTTTCATAGCAACACTTTTTTGTTTTTTCCATTCTTCGGAATGTTCTTTGCCATACCAAGGATTATTTTCGCCTATACCGCCACCAAATCCAAAAGATGTTTGATTTGCCTTATTGAAAAAAATAGGATTATTTACTACATCAAATTCCTTATGCATATGTATTTCATACTTATAAGCATCTTCTCTATTCTCAAATCTTTTCAATATAATTTTATTGAATGATTGTTTACCTAATTTATCAACTTCTTCTGTTAGATATTTAGATGAACCCATGTAGTCATCATTGGCAATAAGACCTTCACAAGAACGGACACCAATATAGTATTTCTGCTCTGTTTCTAAAGCAGATTTCTTTTCTATAAGGTACACATAATGATTCATTAGAATATTGTCCAAGTGCTCGAATTTGCAATTGTTACAGTTTTGCCATCAGCAATCGTTAGAGGACCAGCAGAACTTGCGTTATAGCCGGTGGTAATTGTGCAATTTTCAGTCAAAACATTAGAATTTATCCTGATGATACCATATGTATCTGCACTCAAATACGGATTCACTTGCACTCTATCACCCATATAAACAATCTCAATATTCTGAGTGCCTGAAGGTGGTGCTTCTGTGAACACTAACTGACCATTACTTAGTGCATATGTATTTGTTGCTTGTTTAACACCAGACACAGTAACGATAACAGATGCTTCGTTACCTGTTCCGTAGCCTAAGTTAAATGCAGTCGTAGCACCGTCACCAGAGAAGAACTCTGAACGGAAGGTGCCGTTGATTATGGAATTGCCAATGTAGCTCATAGTGTTCTATTTATTCTGGTTTAGGATACTTAGCTTTAACTGCTAAGCAATCTGCAATGTATTTGTCAATTTGTGCTTGATTACCTTTAACAACACCATCAAGATAGTCGGTAACTGGTGGGTATTCTTTTGCTCTTTTGCGAGCATACTCTTTGGCATCATATACTGATTGAAGTCTAATAACTTCTGCATCAAGAGTTGCTTTGGATGGTTTTGCTATTTCAGTATCTACCCAAGTCAAATTTTCATATGTAACTTCACCATGAAATGCCCATTTTGCACCAGGAAACAAAGAAGATAAAGCATTAGTAATATCGATATTTAAATTCATCCTGCAACCTCCATTGCTATCAAATAACCACCAGTTTCTCTAAGATTAACAGGTGATAAATTTCCCGCCCAATCATATATTCCAACTGTGTAAGTTGTTGCAGATGTTGTTGAAGGAGAATCTAATACTGAAATTGTTTGTTGACCATAATATGTATAAGTATCACCACTATTTACTTGAATTTGCCAGTATACAGTACCAGATATTTGACCAGAACCTCTCTGAATTGAACCAATCATTCCAACCTGCCCATTATTTGACGGACTAGAACTGTAAGGATACCAAAGACCAGAGTATATTAAAAATATTTTATTTGAAGCGCTTGATGGTGTAATTGTTAATGTACATACATTAAATCTGCCAGCAAAATTTGGATAAGTTCCCTGTGAAGCACTTAAACCTACACTTGCAACTTGTTGAACTTGCAATATAGCACCAGTTGGTTGTTGTGCAGTCGCAATTCTTCCAACGATTGCAGTATTAGCAACCGAAGTAATTAATGCACTAGTAATATTACCAGATGCAATCAATGCTGTAGTAATATTACCTGCTGCAATACTGTTCGTTTTAATGAGTGATAATGGCATATTCTTTTATTTATCTCTATTCGTCAGCAGGTTCTGGAGTATTGCCTTCAGCAAGCCACTTTAAGTATTCTTCATATTCTCTGTTTCCTGGACTAAGAGGAATGCTAATATTTTCACCAACAATTGTGATAGCACAAGTTTCGTTAGTATAATCTTTTTGTAATTTATATTGTTTCATTTATAACTCCGCTGCAAGTGCCAACCAACCAGTTGAGCTGTTATTAAATTCAAAATGTGCAATTTTGTGACTTACAATATTTCCATTTGATGCAACTGTTATATTTATTGCCGCACTTTGTGGCCCGGATTGACTAGTTGCCATCGCCAAAGCGGTCGCAGCAACTCTAACTAATCCAGGCATATGGATTGCCAAATCACCTACAGCACTATATGTTATTGTTGGTTGAACTCTCATTGGCAATGGCAAAGGAACATTGCATTGAGCACCAGTGCTATCAAACAATGTTGCAAATCCTATATTAGAAAAAGTAGCATCTGCAGCTCCTCGGAATACATGGCAATATCTTTTGCACAATTGTAATTCTGTAGAATAAGGTCTCCAATCGAATGAAGTGGCTTGAGTGCCAACTTCCAATTGAACACCTGTTACTTGCCATGTAGCATTTAATGTAGACATTAAACTTGTGTGTGAAGTTGAACCTTGTCCATTTGACACACTCACCCAACTGTTTAGTGTTCCTGTATTGTAATCAGAACCAATACCTAAACTAAAAATTAAATATGCCCATGGCGTATTATCTGTAACCCATGTACCAATTGTTGCACCAGGAATTGTTATTGTTTCATATTCCCAAGTGTTTGCTTGATTGATAGTATATGGCGCAGTATAACTTGTTCCTGCGTTACCAGTCCTAAAACTTACGCTAAATGTACCAGTAACACTAGATTTTACCCAAAACGATAAAGTTACTGGTTTAGCAGTACTTGTACCCCAATTTAAGTCGGCCATATTTAAGCCTTCAAAACCATGATTTATTACTGTTCTCTGAGCAGCAGAAAGTGATGAGTCGGCAGTTGTTACTGTAACCTTTAATGATTTTGTAAAACCAGTTGGTGCATCGGATACTTGTTGGGAACTTACTCCACCATCAGTTGAAGATGCGACAGCAAATTTGTCTGTCATGTAAGCATATGCGGATGTTGATGATGCTACTGCAGCACCAACATTCCTCTGGTCAATTAACATCCCACCATTCATAACTCGGTTTTTAAAACCAAATGGTGTTCCTTGGCTATTACTAATACTATCTGCTGCTGTTTGAATTGGCATTTATATTCTCTTAAACTTTTATTTATTCGTCAGCGGGAAGTGGTGTGTTACCAGCGGATGTTTTGACCCAATCAATTTGATGTGTTTGCGAATTGAATTGTGCTTCGTAACCATCAACCCATTTTAAATATGCTTGATAATCGGTGTTATTGGAATCAAATGGAATGCAAGTGCCATCAGACCGCAAAACTGACTCAATTTTATTTTGAAATTTTACTAGTTTATACATTTATAACTCCGCTGAAGCAGCATAATGAAAATAGTAGGCAGTTGCAGCACTTAAACCACCAGTACCAACAATACAACCAAATCCCATTTGATTTGCACCTTGCGCCGACCAACTTCCTCCATTTGGAGCATTAGATCCGCCTGTTCCAGACAAAGTTGCCGCAGTACCTGCATCAGACCAAAGTGTAACTGAAGGATTTGTTCTTTTTGGAACAGTATATTTTACTCCACCAACTTGATTTCCGTCCGCACCATTTACTTGTTGTATAGAGCCACCTCGACCAGTTGAGCCTGGCAAACTTTCAAGTCCGTATGATTTCTCATAATATCTTTGGCACATTGATAATTCTACAGCTGGTGGTCTAAATTCGAATGGTGTTGCTACAGAACCAGCTTCTACTTGTATTCTGGAAAATTCAAAATACTTTGTGTTTGCATCCATACCACCAATTGCAAAATAAAATTGTGCGCCATTGGCAATATTTGCTCTACTTGCAATAGAAGTATCAGTCATAGTAAAATAATACCAAGTACCATTATCAGTCAAAGACATAGTGCTACTACCAGCAGTTGCATTTCCTGTTATAGTATTATTTACAGAAAATACAGCACCATGAGTTGTATAACCAGTGTAATCGTCTGATGCTGTTGGGCAAATTAAATTCATAGTGAGTGAGGCGGTTGGACTACCAACTCGTCTTATCCACCCACTTACTGTTACTGCACCTTTGGCAATAATTTCTCGCATTTCACGAGCTTCAACTCTTTGATCCAAATATGCAGAAGTACCACCAGAAGCACCAGTCATTCTCATTGAATATGTTGATGCAGAGTCTGGTACATTAGTGCTTCTGGAATAAACACCAGCAGCACCAGAATCAAAGTGGCCACCCCAGCGGTCAGATGTTTTAACTTCCCAAATAGCTGTTGCAGTACCAGATGTGCTTCTTTGCCAAAAATCAAAGTTTCCGTTGATAAGTTTATTTTTAAAAGTTAAATTATTACCAGAATTGATTGTTCCTATTAGTGCCATTATTGAATCTCCTCAATGGCAAAACGATATTTCTTACCAGTTTTATTATTGATTAAAAACAAACTCTGTTCTCCCTCTTGGACAGTCCAGTTACCTTTTGTTCCGTCTACCATGTTGCCATCTGACTTGCCTTCGTTTGACAAGTGTAAGTCACCAGTATAGATGTTTGACCAACGCAATGATGCAGAACCTAAATCATATGTAGTGTTTGCGGATGGAAGAATACTTCCTGCGGATGTAGTGTTACCTGTAATTGTTGGTGATAACAATACTGGTTGAGTGATTGTTGTATTAGCAGGTAATGTAGTAATCGCTTGTGTAGTTCTAAAACCCAAATGTCTCACATGAACATTAGCACCCGCAGGTGGGCTAGAAGTAAAAGTGATTGTGTTACCTGTAGTTGTATAGTGTACTGGTGCTCTTTGCACTACACCATCAACTGTAACCATAACTGTGTTTGCATCAGCAGGCGGTTCAGTCAATGTGAAGACTGTGTTATTGCCGTTTGGTGTTAGATTATCAGTTGTAAAGATTCTTATGTTGTTTGCTAACTTTGCATAGGTGATAGAACCATCTGCAACATATACTTGTGCGCCAGAATCAAAGTTGCGATAAACAACATAGATGTTATTAGTACCTGATGGAGGTGCACCAGTGAATGTTAGTGTTGTACCAGATACGGAGTAGGCGGTAATTGGTTCTTGTTGTACATTCTCAACAAAAACTTCAAGGTCAACTTCTTTTTGAACTGACCGAGTTAATGTGAATACTGTAGTCGAACCGTTACCAGAGAATCTATCTGCATCTCTTGGAGAAGCAATAGTTCTTGTTGGGTCGTATATGGATGATGTGGTGCCTAAGTATGCCATGATTGTATTTATTCGCCTTGGTCAGCAGGTTCTGGAGTATTGCCGTCAGCAAGCCACTTTAAGTATTGTTGATAGTCGGTGTTAGCTGGGTCAAAAGGAATGAAAGATTTATCCGTTGTGCGAATCACAGCGATTTCATAAAGATTTCCATTTAAATCATTGAACTGTTTATACATTTTTTATAACTCCGCAGTTGCCGCAAAATTAACATAAGAATCTACTCCAGGATTTCCTGTTCCAGATCCAACATTAAAACCACTTGTTCCTTGTTGATACGATATAGCATTTAAAGAACTAAAACTGTTACCAGTCATTTTTCCAGAAGTGCCTGAATAATCATATGTGGTAACTGTTGGAGTCGCTCTCATTTCTACTTTAAACCTTACAGATAAAAAAGAAGTATCAGTAGTTCTATCTTTATAACCACCAGTTGCACCCGTAATGCTATTTACAACTGGAACAGCAGAGTTTGTGTCATACGATTTTTGATAATACCTTTGACACAACATAAGCTCCTTTCCGTAAGAACGGAATTCAAAAGACGATGCAGTTGTACCTTTTTCTAATTGGACACCAGTAATATACAATGTAGCACCACTCGTTGCAAGTAAATTAGTTGTTCCTGTAACTGAACCATAATAACCACTAGCCCATGCATTAGCGGTTGTATTATATGTACTTCCGTGACCAAGATTAAAAAGAACCCTCAAACCTATTGAAGAATCTCTTGTCCATGTACCACTTGTATCACCAGTAATAGTTATTGTTTTATATTCAAAAGTATTTGCAGAATTAATTGTATATGTAAATGGATAACTTCTGTCGTTACCATTATTAGTAATTGATCCAGCAAAAGTTCCTGTAAGCGAACTTCTTACCCAAAATGATAAAGTAACAGTTTTAGCAGTAGCTAAACCAAAATCTAAATCAGCGGTATTAAATCCTTCAATAAACTGTCCAATCCAATAAACTGCACCAGAACCTAATGAAGTTGCAGCACTCGATGTTACAAGTAATGATTTACTAAATCCAGTTGGAACAGTTGAACTTTGTTGAACAGTAAATTTTCCAGTTTGAGCACTAGAATCAAAAGATGCAACTTTCCATCTATCAACACTAAAACCACCATCAACCGCTGAATAACTTGCTCCAGCATTCCTCTGGTCAATCATCATAGCACCATTGATGATTTTATTTTTAAAACCTGCTGAGCCAGATGATACTATTGAGCCATCTTCAAATGTGATGCTACTTCCGCCGTATGATACACTCATTTGTTATGCCTTTGGATATTTGTCTTTAACTGTTTTAATCTGTGCTTTCCATGCATCAAGACCACTATGATATAGAGTATCTAGTTGGTCTGGAATGGAAGGGTATTCTTTGGCACGAAGGCCTTTGTATGCATTGGCATCTAGGTAGGCTTGAACTGTGGCTTCATTATAGGTAACGGGATTGCCTTGAGCGTCAAAAGCATCGTCACCACGGATGGTAACGACATTGTTATGAGTAGCAATAATTGCGTCTTGTTTTCTCATCCTGCAATCTCCATAAGAGCAATAGAAGAAGTGTCATTATTAATGTTGTTATAAGCATTTTGCCCATTATTCATTGTGCGGAAATACACAGTATATGTAATAGACGATGTTGTTGATGGAGAATCCAAAAAAGAACTAGATGAAGCACCATGAATTTCTGCAACTCCTGTTGCATTTACATATGCATTGTTTGTTCCAATTTGAAATACAGATGATCCACCTCTCCATAATTGATAAAGCACTCCTTGACTACTTGCTGTATTTCCAGGTTTCAAAGACACTAAAACTAAAATTTTACTTGTTGCACTTGAAGGTGTAATTGAAGCAGTAAGACTTGTTGCTGAATAACTTGACGATGTTGTGAAATCTTGCGTAGTAGTGGTAGCATTAACCACCTGCAACACCGCACCAGCACCAATCACAGTAGAAGGTAATGCACCTGCAACCAATCCGGTAATGTCGCCATTACCAACGGTCATGGTTCCGTTGCCGTCAAGAACTAATGCCATCTAACTGTTCCTTTGTTGGTTGTGCAAGTGTTGGATGTTCCCACTTTGCTATGTATACACCTTTGCCATCACTATCGTCTTGTAATCTAATTGCACCAAGACCAAAATCATATGTTGATAGTTCTGGATATAAAGAAATAATTTTATCGTATAATGTCATCATGCAGCCTTAACTAAAATGCCTTGAAAATAGGTTAAAGAAGCTCCGGCTATAGATGTTCCGTTTGAACCTTGGTTATTTCCAAAATAATGTTCAATATAATCTGTTGTGCCATTGCAGAAAACTAATGCCGCCGCTATAAAAGTAACTGCGCCAGTCACAGTCTGTGATTGATAACCTCGTTTAAACTCACTACCATTTTTATAAATCATTGTATATGAATTACCAGAATTAACAGTACATGTTGCAGCATTTATCTGATAATAACCAGCGATAGTGGGAGTAAATCTTGAAGAAGCGAACATACCGTTTGTTGTGTCCCACTCTGCGACTGTATGAGTAAGTTTAGTAGCGACAGAATGAGTTAATGTAATAGAACTTGTATGCCCATAACTAAATGTAGGAATATTTCCGTAAATACCTAGTGTCACACCATTCTGTTGAACTGTTAACGAACCGGTTCCATCACCATAAAAAGTTGAACCAAGAACACCTGTGGTTGTTGTATTAATCAATGCCATTTTATAGAACCACCCATTTCTGACCTGTCGGTACTGTGATTGACTTGCCAGTTAGAATCGTAACTGGACCTACAGAGTAACCATTGTTACCCGCAGTCAATGTATAGTTTGAATATACTGTGTTAGAACTTTCAACGATGGCAGTACCAAGTTGAACGGCTGTGTTACCTGAGCCGCCAGTACCAACTAAACCACCCTGCACTCTTGTTAAACTCATAGTTTATCCTTAGGCGATTTCTAAAAGTGAAACTACCGTATCTATCGAACCATTAGCACTGGATGTTACCTTGATAATATCAGATGCTTGAAGAACTACTTTTTGGTCGCCGCCGATTGGGACTAATGTCGACCCCGATAAAATAGGTGCGTTAGATATGATAGAATAGTCTACTGCTGAGCGTGTTATGTACACATTTGCTGTAACAGTACCGGCAGACTTATTGGATAAAGTCATACCAATTAGAGTTGTCTGTGTAGCGGAAGGGCAAGTGTAAACTGAATTTCCAGTCGTTACAATGTTTGCCGCTAAATTGCTCTTAAAAGTGTTCGCCATTTAATATTCCTAATTCAAATTGTTTTTTTTATTTAGATGATATGCTTTAAGACTTTCAGATTTTTTTCTTCTTGACTCTTCTGAAAATATTCTACCTTTTGATGATTGTGAAATCTTTTTTAAAGCATCATCTGTGTGTTTTTTGCCATCCATTGGACTTGATTTACCTACACATCTCTTTTTAGCTGCAACAGACATTTTTTCTCTTGCATCAACACTCATAACTTTACCTAAATTACCTTGACTAATTTTTTGTTTAGTTTCTTCAGATAATTTATATCCCAATCTACCATCACCACCAAGTGTCAAATTATAACCAGTTTCAGATGCCAAAGATTTTCTCTCTTTAATCAACTGAATTTCTTTTAGTTTAAGTTCTGTTTCAGAAGAACATACTTCTAAGACAAAAACTTGAAATGAATCTTTACCATATTTTTTAATTGCATTACCTAATGGTGTATTCCATTCCCAACTATCTTTTTTGTTGGACTCATAAATGTGTTGTTTCCAACGATGTTCAAGTGGTCGTTTAGTCAACCCAATATATTCTTTATTATTTATGATGTTTTTAATGCAATAAACTAACATGCTATTATTTATCCGAGCGCAATTGAAAACGCAAGAGAATCACCAGATATTCTTGCTAGTTCACTATAAATTGCTGTGTTTGCCGTGCCGCCCAATTGATTGACAGTCAAAGTTCCTGTTGCATTTGCATGTACGAAAGTTGCATTACCAGTGAAGTTTGATGTTTGGTCGACTCTTAAATTTTGAGTTACTGTGTTACTGGTGATATTTAGTGTCGCCACATTTCCAGTAACTATGACATTACTTAGTGTAGTTATTCCCGTAACAGAAAGTGTGTTTGAAAAACTACCAGAGCCGTTAACAATTAAGTCATCAAATCCAAGTGTATCTAATGTGATATTACCTGATACAGTTAAGTTACCAGAGATTAGAGTGTTACCATCAATCTCTGTGCTACCATAAACTTTTAGTGCATCACCAACATACAAATCATTTGTTAGTTTTAAATCACTGGTTACATTGCCTGTGATATTAACAGTTCTTGCTTCTAAGTTAACTGTGTTAGTAGTGTTTGCTGTTATTGCATTGATTGTTGCACCAGTAGTGACATTCAATGTTGCGTTAGTGCCGCCTACTTCTAATCTAGTGTTTGCATAGAATGTTGAACCAGCACCATTGGTCAATAAATTGGCAGTACCAATTAATGATTGTGTTGCAGTTAACCAATGTTGAAAGGTATTGGCTGTCGTTAATTGACTTATTGTATTTGCAGCCATTACGCTTTCCTCATTTCAGCAATATCTCGCAATAGTGATTTGATTTCTGACATATCGTTTTCTAATTTATCCAAACGGTCTTT